GCTCCGTAGGTTAATGACCCGCATCGGTTCCACGAATATTGTGGTGAACCTGGACGCGCTTTTGGCGCTGACTCAAGCGTACGGGTGCCGAAGGATCGGGCAAGGGCAAAACAGGCATGCCCAGCTCGACGTCGTCTCGGCAAGACATCATAACGAACCCAAACTCATGGGAGCCTGGGGCCATTACGACTGGGAACATTTCGTTGGCGAGAAATCCGCCACCGTCGTCCCAGAACATCCAAGGAACAGTAGTGTTCCAAGGGAGGGATACTGACATGAGACCATTCCACCCTCCAAGAACGGTACCTGCGTCGTCAATTGCAGTTTCAGTGCCGACGTGGGCATACGGAATTTCTCCAGGAGAGAGTTCCTCATTCCACGCGACCTTCACACGATATCCTCCACGGAATACGGCAAACAACTTCAACCACTCGTCCATAGATCTGGAGGAGCGAAGCTGATCGAACCTAATAATAGGAGTAGGTCCGTCATACTTATAATACCTCTTGATAAGATCATTGAAAGTGACAGGAACATCACTACACACACGACCATTGTCAATAGTAAAGTTGCAGTCATCCACTATAGGTGGAAAGCGTTTGTGAAAGTCCTCTTGGATAGCAGACTGGTGCTTAACACCAGGAGCGACCTTGGTAGCACTTGGACGCAGTTTGTCAAGGGAGGCTGTAGACAGCTTGGTTACACCGAGAGGGGGGGGATTGATGAATTGGCCAAGAGGCGCAGCTCCGTCATAATCCAAGGGATAATAGACGGGGTTGGCAAATTGGATATCATCACCTCCAGAAATCCAGACGGCACAAGGAAGGAAAGGATCGGAAGCGGCATCAAATCCAGTGATAGGAGAAATAAGACGGAGCTGGAGCTTAAAGGGAAGTTCCTGCTCGAGGTCCCACCACGTGGTTTGGGCCACATAGGGAATAGTAACCTCAACAGTGGTATCGCCCTTAACTTCAATAAACCTGACTATGTAGTCGTCAGGATTGAAGGGAGTGAGGGCGAGATCATTGTAAGGCAACAAGGTAAGAGCAAGCCTAGCGGATGTGAAAGCACCGGCGAAAAACTGGAACTTGAATTTGACAGAGCCCTTCCACAAATTGAATCGATACATCATTTGTGAAAGAGGAGTAGCACCGTCCCACGGTTCATAATAATAACCATCATCAACTAAAGAAAAGTTGCTGACAGCAAGAAGACCGGGAAGACTAGCATACTGAGCCAAAGTCCAAGTACCTAGCTTAACACCAGAATCACTCATCGCACGGAGATAATTCTTCTTCGAAAATGTTGCGGACACAGAAGTATCAGCTACATCGGAAGCAAAATTATCAGAATCAACGGTAAGATAAGCTCGTTCAGTGTCTTTCAATTGCTCAGGTTTGTCGAGTAACAATGGGACCAAGGGGGCCAATGAAGAGGCCACGGGGGCAAGGTCCTTGACAGTACTCGTACCGATTTTGAGCAAATCGAAAAGAGCACCAGCGAACGTGCCAATTATCGGGATAGAGGCCAATGTTGGCGCAGCGGAAGAGAAGGGCACAGAAGTACCATCTCCACGCTTAGAGGCATCAACAATAGGCGAAGGGGCAAAAGTAGAGGTTAGTTTACGACCTCCATTCTTACCCTTGCTCTCGATATTCATTACCATCTTAGACTGATGGGTGACACCAGGTGCAGTGCGCAGCGCCGTAGGGGGCGGACTGGCATTACGCTGGTCTTGATTGAATTGGAGAAGAGGATCACGGAAGGCGCCAAATATTTGCACCTCCAGGGTGTCCGGCAAAGTTGGAGAAGAAGGATATAGAGGGGTCAATACCTCTACGACGACGTGAAGATTTTGAGAGGGAGCGTTCGGCTGAAAGGTGCCAAAAGTATTCAGAAAATCTTGGGGCCATGCATAGGGAATATCAATCTCGGCGGTCTGTTGCGTAGAGGCAGAGAGGACGACAGGATTAAGGAGAGCGCGTTGTTGGCGAAACTCTCCATAAGTTCTGTCTCCTGTCCACCAGGTAACTAACAAAGATCCGGAATAAAACTGATTGGTATTGATACGAACCGCAAGTTTGAAGTTGCTGCGGTACAATCTATACTGCTTCAAGATGGGTGAGTGCTCGTCATTATTGCGGAGCAAATCCTCCAAATCTCCATACCAAAGGATACCGGGTGCATTTACCTGCCAATTAAACTTGGCAAGTTGACGCAAACGTGATAGCATTTGAACTGGGGTTTGATCAGGAAGAGAAAGAGGGTGGGGAATGGGATCCACAGGTTCAACATGGAGAGTATTGGCCATTTCAGTAAGATTGGCTTGAACAATGGAATTGTCTCCAGGTTGCATTTCAGTAGTAAGAGTTTGATTGTCAGAAACTGTTGAAATCCATAAGCAGCAAGTACAGTTAAACTCACTGCCGGATCCGGGTTACACCCCGGACCTTCCCACACAGACTGATATAGTGCGAGACAGGAATTTGGGTGTTTTTACAAGGACGCACCGCGTCGGTCGGAACAATTGTTACGCTCATGGACCAAATGAGCGTAGTGTAGGGTCTGCCCACACCCGGGGTGCTCTCTCACGTCATCTACGCAGAGTAATGCTGTGCTATAAGCACAGCACGCATAGAGTCGTAAGGGAGCACCTTGGGGTTGAAGTGATACTCGCTCGCGAGGTTAAGAACACCCTCCTTTATCTCCTCATAAAAGGAAGGGGGGTGCTGAAGAGCCTCAAGAAGAGCAGAGCTACACCTCTGGCGGATCTGTTCAACCTCGGACTCGGAGGTGTCTGAACGAACCCATTGGAGCATGGCCCTGATGGTGGACTTAGGAAGAGGAGCCCACACTAGGCCATCTCGAGGAACAAAGTTGCGCGACAAGAATTCAGCCTGACTGATAGTGATCTCAGCCAAGTTGTCGTCCTTCTCAACGCTAGTGTAAATAAGTCCGAAGTTCTTCTCTGCGTGTTCGCAGAACTCCTTGATAACGGGCCGTTGGGAAACGCCGTTCTTGAAGGGGTGAATGATGATGTTGTCATCTGAATAGGTGGTGAAGTCAACCTCCAGGTTCTTAACATGGGCAAAAGTGGATATACAGTCAGTATTGACCATTGAGCCCACAATAGAAGTCATGATATGGCCTGAGGGATTGATATCGCCGACGTGGTACATCATCGAATTTTGAACGTGAAACTGGAGTCCAAGACTCAAGTACATATTCTGAACTCGACGTTGCTCAACTACCATGCGTTGATTTTGAGCATCAGCGCAACGAAGGAGAGAAGGACTACGTATGTGGATGTCGTAGCCTTTGATATCAAAAGCCCACAAATTACCAGGGATCTCAAAGCGTTTACGCAATTGACCCCATTGAATGGAAGTAGGATTAATACCAACGGCACACGTACCGATAGTGGGATCAGCTTTGATGAGCGAGGCGTAGTTGCCACACAAGCGGTTTTGGACGATCAGAAAGGCAATGTCCATGACATAGAAGAGTCTGGATTTACCAAGAGCGACGCGTTCCAAGTCACGGAGTTCATCTTTCAGATCGGCCTCAACCCACAACGGTATGGGACCACGATCAAGTGCGTCCCAAATCTCATCGCAACGTTGTTGAAGAACAGGTCTGAGCTTCTTTTCATCGAAGTCAAGAAGATCGGATCGTTGTTTCAAGCCCTTAGAGCGGAAGTAAGGACCAACGGAGGTGTCTTTGTCCAAAGGGGGAATGGACAAAGCTTCACTGCCGAAGGCAGCTTCTTCCCAGGTGGCAATTTGGGCTTTAACATGGGGAGGGGTTCGAGGAAGCAAGTAATGGTCTATAAGGTTAGGGAGATCCTTATTGTAGACCATAGTAGGACGTGCGCCGAGCTTGGAGTTAGCGATCTGTAACGGGCTAACCCACTCGGTGGTACCGTCGGGCAACTCACGCTCGAAAGGTATAAGACGAGCAGGAGCTGACTCCTTCGGCCAGGGGAGTGAGAGGCGCGAGGGGGTAAGTGCGGTCTTGCTGTTGACATGCTTGTAATAGCGTGAGTCTACCTTTCCAACAGCGCTCGTTCCAGGGATTGACCTACCCCCCACAGAAGTTATGGTAGGGAGGAAGGAGTCCTGGACTGAGCACTGAGCGGAAGGACCGAGGATATCGAAGGTGGACTGTGGAAAAGTCGTAAAGAATGACTCCCTCTTTCGCTCATTACCGGCAGTTTGAATGCCGCAGATGAGACCGGTAGAGAGATCAATGGCGGGAAGTCCACAATCACCACCTTCGTTGAACATATCCTGAACTCCCAAGTTGTATCCATAACCGGAAACATACTTGGTGCGCTCAGAAATGCTGACCCAAACAACCTCAGTATCCTTGCCGTCAATGCGTTCCATACGAGGATAAAAACGCACGATGCGTGGGAACTGGGGCAGCTTAGGACACCATTGGCGACGACGGTCCTTAACAGGTGGAAGCATCTCGAGAGTGACGATCACAGCATCGACTTGATCAACGCCAACGGATAGGACTTGCGGTTGACACACGTCATAAAAGTCTTTGTACTCGATGGCAATGGGCACGCCGTTATAGGTGCGAGCGAACTCAAAGCGTTGACAAGCCATGATCATATGTAAAGGCATGATCCACTTGTGGTCCTTAAGTCCAAACATGAAACATTTGTACTTGGAGAACTCAGAGGTGACGACAGTGACAGATCCTAGATCCGTAGAAATAGACTTCCAAAGCTGAGAGGCGTTAACCTCGGGACCGGCTTGGTAGTCGACATCGTCGTAGTCATCACGATGCTTCATCTTGCGTAACTTAGGTCTGATGTCGCGCAAATGATCCTTGTTCTTTCCTTTCTTACCATCTTTCATGGACCAGGTGTCGCCCATCTTACCTTGCGGTTCGACGGGTTCTCCTGTAGTCAGAGGGTTGGGAGCAGGCCACTTAGAAAGAGTGAGCTCATCATCGAGAGGGGCTTCCAGCGTGAAATTAGCGCCAGGAGCACCCCATTCTTCCGGAGCAGCAGCGGGTGCTGGGAAGATGGCATGATAAGCAATGCTCACACCCTTCCAAAAGGCTAGAGTGAGAACATAACTCTTGAAGTATTGGATCACTTGCTCGCGACCATATGGAAGACCACGTATGTGTTCTTTAATAATACAGTCGCAAAGGAGACCAATTAGGGACAGGGGAATGTTGATAGCAGCAAAAACCATCAATTGATCATAGTAGTACCCTTGGGGTTTGGCATCGAAGGGGTCGGGACCAATAATCTCAAGAAGACCTGGTCTGGCAGTGAATGTCTGACCACGCGGTCCGACCACATCAAATGAATGAGGGGAGGGCTGAAGGGGCGTGGGTTTAACATGGGAATGTATGACTGCCTCGTAGATGGCATTGACAACAAGACCAAGGAGCTCGGACGCTGTAAAATCAGTTACAACACGTCCTTCGCGCTTAATCTCGCTACCAGTGATGTGGAAGACGAAGTCCTCCTTGTCAAGGAGGCCAACCTTAGCACGCTTCACCTCAACATTAAACATAACGCGAGAAGTAACGGCCTTAGTATCAGTAATACCAAAGTCGTGAGGGTTGGCCACCCAATTCTCGTTTGAGGAAGAAACGACCAAAAGGGACTCAACGGGAGTGACTCCTTTCTGGTTCATATCAGCAATGGGCGGGTTGTAAGCGGCGGAATTGACCACGGAGATAAGGGTAGATGAGATCATCGTCCTGGACTCGACTTTCTTCACTTGATATATGTCATCAAAGAAAAGATAGTGCATAGTCTGGGAACAAAATCCATCCCAATACTCTTCCTCCATGTTCTTCGTCCAAGTGTGTTTGGGCTCTTGGTATTCATCAGCGGGTATGACACCAATGAGACCAAGCTCACGATGGACGGCAGGCAGGAAAGACTCCTTGATGAAGGTCGATTTACCGACGCCAGGGGCACCCCAGAAGTTAACCATCACAGGAACAGGACGATTGCCTCGGAGGCGAGCAGCGGGCTTAACCTTGGCGCCAATAGTCTCAAGTAGTCGAGACATGTTGGAAAAGATAGTCGACCACCCTCCATGAAGCTTACCAATATTATTGGCATTCTTAATGAGAAAGGTCTTGTACCATTCGGCTTCGGTAGTGTACTGAACAGTAGTGTCAGGAGATACTCTCAAAGCAACTGCTGACATGGAAGAGACCTTCGTAGCAAGGTCGTGGATGCGTTCGTAATGGGTGAGGATCTCCTGCTCGAACAAGTTCATGGGATATGGGACTCCCGTGATGTATCCGAGGATAGTGGAAAGAAGAGCATAACCATTTTGCGCGATCCAACCAAGAGCGGTAACTCCTGAGCGGAAAGCGGGAAGGGAAATGGGCACGGACACTCCAAAAACGAACTTCATGACCATGGATAGCCATGAGAAGGAAGACTGAGGCTGAGGACCAAACTGGAAGTCCAACTTGGCGAGCTCGGGGAAAGCAGCGCGCAACGCCGGAGTGGCGATAAAGCGCGCCATGGGACCAAGCTGGTCAATAAAGTACTGGTAGGCCCATACGCACAAGAACTGTACGTAACGCTTGATGGTATCGAGCATAACCCCAACCTTAGAGAAAGCAGTATAGAAAAGGTTGTAGGTGCTCTTTAACCATTGAGCAATGGGCTCCAAGTAAGTGGAAACGAAATCAGCGACTTCCCTAGAAGCAGTGGAAACATCAGCAAAGCTGTCAGCGATGCGGGTTACATCGTGACCGGTTCGGGCGATAGTAGCCGCGACACGACGGACTCCAGTTTTAACAATAGGGGTTATACGGGAACCGACGTGGGCAATGAACAGCACGAAGAACGTCATGGATGCAGTGATCAGCAGCAGATTCAAATCTGCCAGAAGGTCTGACCCTTGACGATCGACAATCTCAGTAGTAAGAGGGAGCTGTAGAGCATGTTCATTTAGACGCATCAGGCGGGCAGTACGAGGTGCCACACGAACTAAAAGACTGACCAATAGAGCACGATAGGGGTGCTCGCTCAACCAGTTAGTTGCAGTGCGATCAAAAGACTCACTACGCCAGGTATGGATAGTGCGTAGCATCTTCTCAACCAGGTTATTAACCTGGCGAGCGTTGTCGAAGTCAATCAACTGACCAAATTCAAACACTCGATAGGCGGAAATACGGGTCTTCCACCTATAATAATCGAAGTCCTCTCGGGATTGAGTACAGACTTCATCAGGGTGTTCAAAATCAAGAACAATGACTTCGGTTGTGACACGCGTATCAACGTGTTTCAAGGGGCGGCGCGCGCGACTGCGAATGGATTGGAGGAGGGCCCAATTAGGAATAGGGATCTCCTCCTCGACAGCCATGCGGCAATGGATCTTGGTGGGACACAAAGTGCCATCCCACTTGGTCAGGGAGCACATGCAGCGCTCGTAGACGGGATCGCAGTAGGAAGCGAGTTGGCCACAAGAATAGGCAGTTTCAACATGGTTGAAGTGACCATTCAGATAGGCCATGTAAGCCGCACGCAAGTCAATAGCGAAATCGCGGAGGGCGTGTCGCGAATCATGCGTGGGTTCAGTGCGGACGCGAACATAGGGACAAATGAACGCGGGAGTGGGGGGGGTATTATCTTCGGACGAAGAGCTGTTGTCATGAGCACAGCTACTCTCTTCTTCGAAGAGAGGAGTCGATTCGTCGTCCGACGACTCGAGGGATTCCCAACTTTCAGGAAGTTGAGTCTCCACAATGACGGGAACGGGCGGATTAAACCCGAGCAGTTGTCTCATTCTGGCAGCGCCAGATTCATTAGGGGGGACTCGATTCAGTAGATCCTCGGCATTGCGACCACACAGGGTACAACGGAGATCAGGGATCTCAGAGGGTTCATAGAAGCGAGAAGAAAAGATGCCCTCACAGGGGCAAGAGCTTCCACGCACGTTACCGGGCGTGAAAGATGGC